ATGATTATTGATTTTAAATATATTTCTACTTTTGCCCAAAACAAAACTAATATACCAATGAAAAGAATAGTATTATTACTAATAGCAGTGCTTGCTATGGGGTGCTCGAAAAGTGAGGATAAAACAGTTCCTGATGATTTGAAAGTTTCTTGGACATATATACAAGATGGGGGTAGTATTAATGAAAAACATATTAACCTGTCTTTTATGTATGATGAGTATTTATTAATTGTTATAGAAAAGGGGATAACAAAGGACTACTCGTATACAGAAAAAGGAAGTTATTCTTATAAATATCCTAATTTATCAATGACGAGTAAAAATGGACATTATAAAGTTAAAGGAACTATTAATGAGAAAAAAGATGAATTAACTTTATATAATTTTGAGAGTTTACATTTTACCCCAAAAACAAAAGATATTGTTTTAAGACACTAAGACAAAAGCCCTCGTAATGAGGGCTTTTTTATGTACGCATTTTTATTCCTTTGGTAGTGAGTTCATCTATACCTCTTTTAACTCCTGCAAGATCTGTTTCCATTTTGTTTAGCTTGTAAGTATTAGCCTCTATTCCTGCAAGGTGTCTTAGCTGTTGAGCGGCATTGCTTTGCATAGATTGGTGCATTTCCCTGATGAAGTTAGCGGTTTGTAAAGTAGCATTCTTTATCTCAGCACTTAACTGGGTTTGTAACCTAAATTGTCCATTCAATTCTTCTGCACTATCTTGGCTCATTCGTGCAAAACCTTTTTCTACTGCTTGGCGTTGTTCATTAAGAAAATCAAAACCTAAACCGCTACTCATATTGTTCCAATCTTTTAAAAATTGTTGCATTTCTCCCATCTTTCCTTTCATTGCATTTCCAAACTCACCTACAATTTGAGAAGATTTTCTTGCAAAATCTTCGCTACCGCTATTATTTTTACCAGCTTCTGTTATTCGTTCTTGCAGTCTTTTAAAATGTTCAGCAACAAAGAGCTCATATACAAGCTGTTTCCCTAATTTACCTATTACATTTCCTACTGTTTTAGCAAAACTTTCAAAAGCGTCCTCTCCTTTTTGTAAGGAATTATAAACACTATCAATAATAGATGTCCCTAATTCTCCAAAAGTATTTTTAACATATTCATCGAATTTCTTTTGAGCTTCTTCTAATTGTTTATAACTATCAATTATTTTTTGAAAGTCCTCTTTGCCTGTCCCATAAAACTCACGAGTTTTAACAATACTTTCAGCAAGGTTTATATTGAACTTTCCTGATTTGTCAATGAGTTCGGGGTATACTTTTAATATATTATCCCATACTGTACCTGATTTTTCCCAAAACCAAGTTCCTTTTGTATAACTGCCATTCGCTATTCCTATCTTATCTATAAGTGAACCTTGATTGTCTCCTATCCTATTTGCAGAACGGTATCCATTAACAACTCCAAAATCACGATCTCTTAATCTGTAATTAAGCATTCTATTAACTTCGTGCCACTTATCACTATACTTGCTTAACATATCTAATGCATTGGCAATTTCTTTTGTTCCAAATACAGATGTATTTTCTTTATGTAATAACGCTTCTTCCCAAAGTAAACGGTTGTATTCATTCTGTTGTGCAATTTTGGATGCTGCAATTTCTTGAAGTTTCTTTTCGTGTGCTAACCGTTGTTTGGCAGCTCCCTCAAAAGCACCAACCCCTAAACCTACAACAGCACCAATAAGAGCCCCCCAACCATTTCCTACTCCTGCACCCATTTGTGCAAAAGACATCGTACGGTTAAGTAAGTTGCCTACATTTTGCAAAGTGCGTCCTAATTTTTCTAATGATGAGTTTCCCGTACTTTGCCCCAATCGCTCAAATTCATCGCCTAACTGTCCAAATTGTCCTGTGATTGATTGTGCTGACGACAACATACCATTAAATGCTTCTTGCCATTCGGCGGTGTTGGGTTTGGCTTTGAATAGATTTTTGATACTTGTACCAAGTTTGCCAAAAACGGTATCACTCTTATCGGCGGTGTCTCTTGTTTGTTCGATTTGTTGGCGAAGTTCAGCTATCCATTTCTGATTAGCCTCATCACTCATATCAAGGTTGCTTGCCAACTGGTCAATCTCGGCTTCTGCCTCTGCTATGGTTTGGTGCATTTCCTTGACGGTCTTTTTGCGTAGGTTGTCGAACAATTTAGCAATAGCTGTACCCTCTTTTTTGTGGAGTATATCCAACTTTTTGAGATCACGTGTCTTTTCGTCTTGTGCTTTTTTGACTTGTGGAGCGTCCGCACCTAATTTGGCTTGTAGGGCGGCTATATCGGCATTGTATTTCTCCTCAATAGCTTTGCGCTGGTCGGTGTAGGTTTGATACTTTTCTAATAAGTCCTTATATACTTGTTCCTGCTGCATACGTTGGTACTCAGCATTGGAGGCTAACAGTTGTTGTTCCTCAGTTTGCAATTTAGCCTTGTGAGCGTTGATTTCAGGGGTGTTTTCATTAAAGATTTGTCCTTTTTTCCATTTACCCTCTGCCTCTGCTCTTGCTTTTTCCTGCTCTATAAAAGCAGCCATTTGGTCTTCAGTACGACGGCGTATTTCCTCTTCTTGCTTATCATAATCAAGCTGAATAACAGCAAGGCGTTTTTGTGCGCCGTCCTCCATTATATTGATACGAGCCTGCTCTTTCTGAAAAAGAAAATCCTGCTCACGGCGAGCTTCTTCTTGGGCTGCTTTGTTATAGTCGAAAGTAGGTAATTCAGACTTGGTTGCTTTGGGTTTAGGAGTGTTTTTTTGAGAAAGGTCAATGCCTGTACCTTGTTTGTACTCGTCAATCAATCCTTTCAATTTAGTTTTTTTAGCCTCTAAATCGCTTAAATCTTTATTATCAACATTCCTACTATTCTTGTTTTTGATTTCAGCTTTATTTATTTTATTCTGTAAATCTAAAATCTCTTCTTTTTTAGCAATAAAATCAGTAGTTTGTATTTTTTCTTGTTGTTTGAGTTTGATTTGTCGTTCGGTAGCTTCATTGAACATTCCGAGTTCATTCCAGTCGTATTTTAAATAAGGGTTGTTGCTGTCTATTTTTGCAATAGAGTGATTAGCGATCGATTCTTTCGCTTGTTTTTTTCTTAGATTATAGGCTTCTATGATTAATTTTTTTTCTGCTTGTATTTGCTCAAGGCTTTTGCCTGAAAGTGCGCTTTCATAGTTACTAACATCATTTTTAACTACTTCCCTTTTTTGTTTTTGCTTTAGAAGTTCATCTTGTTCAATACTTCTTCTAATGCTTGCTATATCCATTCTAAGAGCGGTACGGCGGTCGCTGCTGGCAGTTTGCTTAATCTCTTCTTCTAACTTCTTAATTTGTTCCTCTTTGGATTTAATTAAGTCGTTGGTTTTCTTAACGGCATCACGAGACATTTTTTCATTCATAGTCTCATAACGTCCATTAATATCTTTTAGAACCTGAGACATTTCACGCAACATCTGATTTAGCGTGCTATATTTGTTCAGAACTCCATCTGTACTATTTCTAAGTGCTAAAAAAGCTTTATTTCTTTCATTCCAAGATTTAGTTTCGTCTTGAATAGTAGATATTAGGTTGCTAATTCTGTTTTTCTCTTCATCAATAAGGTTGGCTTGTTCCTTGCGTAATTGATTGTGTCTTTCAGTTGCTTCAGCATTAGCGTCGGTACTATCTTTGAGTGACCATAATGCAACAGCCAACCCTACTAAAGCGGCTGCGGCAAGAGCATAAGGATTAGCAAGCATTGTAAGATTGAGAAGTTTTTGCGCTTTTTCAACAAGCACCAACCACGTATAATGAGCCATTTCAGCAACTGTCATTCCTGCTGTACGCGCTGCCACTACTTGCTGTACAGCGGCTGTGGCAATGAGTGCGGCTCGATATGTTCCGTAAGAAACAATAAGCCCCGCAATGAGTTTGCCGATAGTCTCATAGTTTTCTACCAAGAAAGAAACGCCTTTTATCGCCCCCGATACAATCCCCTCACTTGATTTCCCTATCTCATTAAGCATTTGGTCAAAGTTGTCTTTGAGATTGGATATTTGACCGCCTAACGACTTGCTTTGTTCTGCCATTAGGTTATAGAATAGACCGCCTTCATTGGTCATATTCTTGATAACGGCTTGTATTTCGGTAAATCCTATTTTGCCCGCGCTAACCATATCTTTGATTTCGGTTTCGCTTTTGCCTACTACCTTACTCAATTCGGCAATGATAGGAATACCCGCATTCATAAACTGGTACAAGTCATTAGTGAGTAAACGCCCTTGTGCTTTCACCTGCCCATATACGTGAATGAGTTGCCCCATAGGCACACCTAAACCTGAAGCTACATCTCCCATACGCCTAAGCGTTTCGGTTACTTCTTCAGCGGGTACTTGAAAAGCTAATAGTCGCTTTGCGCCCTCTGACACTTCTTGTAATCCGAAAGGTGTTTTTGCTGCAAGGTCTGTCATTTGTGCCATTAGCGCATTAGCCTTTTCCTTACTTTTGAGCATAGTGCCAAAAGATATTTCGAGTTGCTGAAATTGTGAGCGAACGGCTACCATTTGGCTAATGAATGATTGCGCCCCTTGTAGTGTAAAATAAGCGGTTGCACCTTTGAGGAGGGTTTGCCATACATTAGCCTGCTTTTTGCCCTCTTCAACGGCTTTATTTGTCATTTGCTCGAATTGCTTTTTGATAGCCTCGACATCTTTTTGTATCTGTGATTGGTCGGCTCTTACTTGGAATAATAGAGCTCCGTCTTGTGGTTGCATAAGATTTAGTTTTTAAAGTAATAATGTGAGATTGTGGGTAAATCTCCCATTATTGGGTGAATTGTTTTATTCCTTTGAGAAAATCCCCATAATTGGTACGTTTTTCTGACTTTTGAGGTGCTTTTTTTGTATCTTTATCCTTATCATAATCATAAGAGGGGATAACAGCACTATAAAGCATTACATTAGCATAACTCATTTCTTTGAGCACGTAGTCGAATGTGAGTCCGTACTGTTTAGCGAATGAGCCTACAAGTCCCCAGATGCTGTCGTTTCGGTCTCCACTTCCTTCGTCGGCTTGGTTATCATCATTCCTTTGAGGGAAGTGGTAATGACGAAAAAAGCGCGTATATCCATTTGTCCTAACACTTTAAAAAAAGCGTCTGATACTTCATTAATAGGGGCTTTCATTAGCTTTTTGGCGAGTATTTCGCCTTTAGTTATGTTTTTGTTTTTACGCCAAAATTGCCATTTAGGATAAGTTTCTACTTCGGTAAAATCATCTCCTAATACAATTACTGATATAGCCCACGCTATGTTCTCATACTCTTCAGCATTGTGTACTATTGATCCGAATATATTCCCCTCGCTAATGGTGTCGGTGGGTATTTTGCTGATGTACTTTGAAGCCCTTACGAGTGTAAAAATAGAGGGCGGAGCGACTTTATACGCTTCGCCCCCAATGGTTACTGTTGTAGGTTCTTCAAGTAGGGTTTGTGCTACTTGCTCTTCCATAGGTTACGCTACTTTTTCGATTGATAAAAATCCTTTTCCACCATTAAGGATGGTGATTTCTACTTCTACATTGTAGCCACTGTCTTCAGTATGGGTGAGTTTACCACTTACAGAGCAGTAGAACATATCTATCTTTTCTGCTCCTGACACTTTTGGAACAATAGAAAAAGAGAATTTTTTAGTAGAGACAAAAGACTTGATGATGAGTTTATCTCCAGACTCTTCAATATCCCAAATTTCAGAAAGCAATGCCTTGTTAAGGTTTTTAACTGTACATTTTACTTTCAAAGTGGGTTCGCCTTTCATTCGGTCGATAATTTTACCGCCAATAGCTTTCCACTCTAATTCTTTACCGTCTTCTGTTTCAAAAGAAAAACTATCTTCTTTGACGATACCCAATGTTTTGAGTACAGTACCCATTGCGCCTCCTGCTCCTGGCGCACCAAACTTAAATTCTATTTCGCCCCAAGCAGTGGCGTTGTTATCTACGTATGCCATAATCTTTAATTATTAAATGTGTTATACCTAAATTTTACTTTTGCGTTGATAAAAAACTGCTTAATATCTGTATCCTCAAAAGTCTGTATCATCTGATGAAGTTGTAACTTGTAATTGTGTAAGGCTGTTTTAGCTTCCTCTATGATTGGCATTAGAGCCTGCTCTATAGCTTCACAACGTACAAAGTCCTTACTATACTGATTATCGTTATTTTTGACCGTGGAGATAAAGATATTGATGTTAATCACCCCCGTTTGATATTGACCGTCTAACCCAGTAAGGAATGATATTACACAATCCTCTTTTTGTGAGTTCAAAGGGCGTACACCACTACGGTATGTTTGCCCATTGATAAGGGGATTTATCTTATCCTTAAAGTACTTGTATATATCAGTTTCTATTTGTGAGGCTGTTTTTTTCATTGCGATAATGCTTTTAGGAGTTTAGGCACTTCTTTTTCAGCTAATAATTCAGCTGATGAAAGTACATTGTAATTGCGTGCTTCTACATAAGCAGCGTACTTCATTCCTGCCACTACTACCAATACAAAACCCTTTGAGTATTGAGATATTACCTTATTGATGAACGTTTCGCCCTCTTTTTGTCCATTACCTCCTGACTTAGTGAGTTTAAATCCTCCTTTTTCAATAGCTTTGCCGTCTTGTAGTACTACATAGCCTATTGATGAACGGAGGTTACCCGTTTGGTCTTGGTAGCTGCCATTTGTCCGTGCTTCATTGATACACATTTCTCCTACATACTTCAATATGCGTATTACTTTTTGGTGATATTTTTCTATTTTCTCACGCAATATACGTTCTATATCGTTGGAATTGAATTGTGGTGTTATCATACGAATATACGGCAATGAAAGTAATCTCTTGAAAATCGTATTACTTGCTTTTCGAGGCGGATATTTCCCTCTACATCTACTACTTGCAAGGTAGTACCCGCTTCTATTTTTGGTGTATCTTTGGGAGCATAGACAGTAGCGGTACATTCAAATATTTGACCGTCTACTTTGCTTATCTTTTGCCCCGCTCCTGCTATTTCATCACGACATACACTTATCTCTTGCCACTCGATAGGGTCGCTTGGATAGGTAGGTATACCGTCATCGTTGATAGTAGGGTTTTGTGATACTTTCACCTTTAATAGGTACGGGTATATTTTCATTTCCTTGCAGTATTTTAGAATAAGTGGGTAATATCTCTTACGGTGGCTTTTTCCTCCAACAAATTAACCCTGCCGAGTTGCTTACAAAGCAAATTGTAAAAGGCAGTAATAGCCGATTTGTCGTAAGAAAAAGATAATCCACCTTCAGAAAAGGACACTGGGCGCAATAAGAGCTCAGGAATGAGATTGTAGAAAAACATTTTTGTCTTTCGTTCGTTCTCCTCGTTGAACTCATCAGAAAGCCCCAATCCTACTCGTTGCATTTCGGCAATGAGTATGGTGGTGGGGTATTCCACGTTCCATAGTTTCAGTTTCTCATCTATGTACGCTTGTGCGGTCATCTTAGAACTTTGTTTTGATGATGAGTTTGCGCTTAGAATCGTTCAATACTGGAGTAGCGAACGCTGTAGCTTTGGTAGATACTGATATAGGGTCTTGATGCCCAAAAGTATTTACCAAAATGAAGCTATCCTTAATAGATTTGCTCATCACATCGGCAAAGTCCATTGTAAACTCGGTGGTAGTGGTGTATTGAGTACTACCCAACAATGCTGAAGTAGAGAATAATACGTTGCCCTCTTCCCAACCATTAGCCACTGTTACTTCTCCGTTTTTGCCCTCAAAGCTGATGAAAGACTCCCATACTTTGATAATAGGTAGTCCACGTTCAGCAAGTTCAGCGTTAAGTTGTTCCAAACGCACATCAGGCAAAATGGTAGTATTGTTAATAGGAATGCCCAACACAAAGGCACGTGTATTTTTGTTCTTCAATACCTGATTGAGAGTTGCACGGCTCATAGTGATAGTGGCATAACTATACCCTTTGCCTTTGGCTTCCTCTTGGTATTTTTCGATTTCCTCTATAGGGTTAGCATCTGCATCTGCCCATTTCTTGAGTGCGTTTTGTGTTTTCACTTTGAAGTCTACAGATACATTCACTATTCCGCCATTATTGGTGGCGGTAGTTTTGTATTTACCAGTAGACACAAGTTGTTTAGCCATCCACTCCATACGAGCATTGATACCGTCAATACAAAAAAGAGGGTCTTCGTATATCTTATCAATAAGCTGGTTTTTGATACCCGCATTAGTAGGGTTTGCACTTACCGCATAACGGAGTTGCTGAATGGTTAGGAGGTCTTTTTCGTTCAAATCGCGGGCGATTTCTACTTTTGGTATTTCGCCTTTGATGTTTTCCACGAACTCACGCCCTTTGCGTGGTGCTTTTGAGCCAATAGCCACGATGTCCGCCATTATTTTAGCACCGTCAGCCCCTTCAATATTAGAATAAGTAAGAAAAGGATTGTACAACAAAGGGAAATGTTCACGGTAGCGCAAATCTCCCAAAGGGTATGCTTGAATAATAGCATTCATATTAGCCTGAGAAAACTCGGTAATAATGTTGTTTGCGTTGATATTCATCTGCTTTTAATTTTTTAGGTTATTAAATGAATGAGATACGAGGCAAAGCGGTGCGTAGGAATGCCACACCTGCTTTTTCTTTGTCGGGTAGCGCGTCTTTGCGTGCTGTTCCTGCCATAACGACTGCTACAAGTGGCATATCGTCAATGACTACATCGTGAGCGGTTAGCCCTAACGCTCCTGCGGTATTGGTTTGTGAAAGATCTTCTTTTACAACCTTGAAAGTACCATTAGTGTCAGGCATTACGAGCGTTCCTGCTGGAATAACTCCATCGGTAAAGCGTTCCTTAGCAGTGGTAGGGTCTATATACACCCCGCCAGGGTAGGTAACATCCAACTGGTCAAATACGACTATTTGGCGACCTGTTTTGTCTGAAATTTGGACTTGTTTCATAAGAGTTTACTGTTTTTTGAAATTATCGTTAATATACGCTTGTACATCGGCAGAAACGCCATTATTGTCTTTTCCTGCTCCCAATACTGAACCTGATAGCGATGATAGTTGCGTGTTAGTTTGTGCTTGCAAAAATGCTTGTTCATCAGCTTTTAGTTCGTTTACAAAGGCGTTCATTTCTTCATCGTCTTTGAAAGTACGCCCTAAGTGGTGTTTGTAGAATGTTTCTGATACCCCCTGCGTTTTAAGTTGGTTTAGGAAACGTTCTTTAGCACTTTGTTGTTGCTTTTCAGCTTGTAATGCTGCAATAGTTTCATTTTGTTTATTGACAACTTCCATAATGCTTTTTGCCCACGCTGGCACTTCATCAGGTTTAGTTTCTGTGGGTGGAGTAGGTGGGTTTTGAGGATTTGGATTAGATTTAGCCCTCATTTCTTCGAGTTCTTTCTCTAATTTTTTGCGAGCCTCTTCAGCTTTTGTAAGGCTTGTGCGCCCCTTGTCGGCTACTGATTGCAATAGCTTAACCTCATCTTCAACTCCTTTAACGGCGTTTTCGATTTCACTTTCTTCTTTAACCGCTGTAGCCAATCGGGTGGCTATAGCTTTTAAAACTGATTCTTCCAACCCCAAGTGCGCATACTTGGTTTTGAGTGATTGTAGGATTTTTTCCATAAGATGTACAATATTTTTGTTTTTGCAAAGGTACGGAGGGGTATTGGAGGTTGTATATTTGTGTATTAGTAAAAAGTTAGTAATTTTTTAGTAATGCAAAAACGCCCCTATAAAGAGGCGTTTTCGGTGTTGAACTAAGAATATATTCACTTCAAAAAGCGTTTAAGTTTGTTTCGTATAAAGTAAAAGGCTATCAATAGTATTACGATAACAGCTATAAGGTATAAATAGGAACTTTTTACGTTTTTTGTTTTATGAGAAAAAGCCGTTTCTGAATGCCTTTGCGTTATAAAATAAGTGTTAGCCTTAGTTATATTATCAAGGGTAGTATTCGCCACTATTTGGCTATTGGATAGGCTGCTTTTAGTCGTAATCTTCACCTTTCCACCTCTTACCCTTATAGTTTCATTATCGCCGTCTCTAATGCGATAATATACTAATTCCTTGCTATTACCCACACTATCCTTATCGCTCTCTACTGTTACCTCGTACTCTTGTGAGGCGTGTGTATCGAGTTGTAAGGTTTGGGTGTTTTGCTGAAAAAGTGCTGTACTATCCTTGTACTTTATAATACGCTCTTTTTGGACTTGGCGTTGCTCGGTATTGGCTACCTCTTTGCGACTTCTGCAACCTATCAAGGTGATGAACGCTAATAATGCAATGATTATTCTATTCATAGCTACTTTTCTTGTTTTCTAATTTCTTTTTCGAGCCACATTGTGCCCTCTTCTAATTTTGTAATTACAAGTGATAACTCTCTTGTACGTGGCAACTGCTCTACTTTTGTAAGTAAGCTGTCCAATTCCTTTTTTAATTCTTTAAATTCTGCTGTCATTTTCTTCTATTTTTTTGATTAACTTCTTTAAACTATCTGCATAGTTAGGAGCAGTAGCATAGCCTGCTTTTGCTACTTCTTCGGCAAACTTATAAGGATCTGCTTTTACAAGCAACGCTTTAGCATATCGCTTGTTTTTGAAAAAGAATTGTGCGTGGTCGGTAAAGCATTCTTCAGGCGTTTCGTACTTCCTAAACCAGTCTTTAACTTCATACTTGTACTTACCACTCGACAACATCTTCACCGATATAACCAATGGAAACAAGTGCTTTAAATTAGGGCTACTTAATATCTCTGTTGTAGTTAGTAATTGCTTCTTGTTAGCGGGTGTGTCCTTTCCTGCTTTTACGCCAAAAAACATATTGCCTGGTACTTTATGCCCCCAACCACTCTCTAACGCCGCTTGCGCCAAGGTAAAAAGGTGAGAGATGCCCGTTTTGCGCTCTGTTTCGATTGCAAAGGGTTTGTACTGCTTTATAAATTCTTTTGGGCTCATTGTTGTTCGTCTGTTTTATTGTTATCTAATTCGTTAGGAGTAATCCCATTATTTACTTTTTCGTAAAATTCTCTTAGTTTTCCACTCTTCTCATAGTTATAGAGTGCTTTCATAAAGAACTCAGGAGGAAATTTGCCATTTGAAAGTACAAAAAGATTTTTCGCTATATCTTTCACTGGGTATAGTAACGAAATAATTTGTATTGTAATCTCAAATGCTCTACCTACATCTGTCCTACTTAGTGGTATATTCAGTATTGATAGAGAAATAAAGGCTATTGCTATGATTGCCATTTTAAAAATCGTGCCTTTAAGAAGTTCTACAAAATCAAAATCTCCCTTCTTAAAGTGATACCAAGCACCAGCTATCATATCAAGCATTAGCACTACCGATATACCCGCGTAAAAGATAGCGTTCTGCTCCTTATCCGATGAGAAGTAGGCGTACAATAGCAATAACGGCACACTCTTAAAAAACACAACAAAAAAGTAATACACCCTATCTCTTAGATGTATCTTATCATCAAAGTAGAAAAGCAATACCAAAGGCGTTGCCCATATCGCTATTTTTATCTTGGCTTTGAGTAGCCACTTTATAAACTTATCCATTAGCCTCCTTGTTTATGCGTTTTACAATAGGGTAAGGCGTAATACTCGCTACAATATCCCACCAGTCTATAAACGTGCGTTTGATGTACTTATCGTACAACTCTTTTGCAAGCCCCGCCAATAGTACAGCAGCTAACGCTAAAACAAAAGCAGTCCCAACGCTCCAAAATTTAAAAAACAGTGCAAAAAATAACACTAACATACAATTGCCTACCTTTGAATGTAGCAATTTGTCTTTACCTGTTAATTTTGTTCTAAATATATTCATAATTATTTGTTTTTAATCTTCATCAGCAGGACACCAATCAGTTGCGATGTTACCTTGCTCTAATTTTAATAATTCGATTGATGATATAGGCGCTGGTATAATACCTACAACTTCGTGATAAATAGTAATACCTCTCCATTCTCTATTAGACACTATTAAATTAGCAATCTTTCCATTTTGCAAATCTGTGTTTATATATTGTCTTGGCACACCTCCTAATTCATCTGAAAAATAAATATGTGTAATTCCTTTTATATCCCCAATACAAGAAAATATATATTGTTCATTACTCTTAGTTGGCTCATTAAGCAAGTAGAAAGTACCTATATAACCATTCATAGTCCGTTTGCTCTTAGAATTTAATATAAGATTTTTCCCTACAAATGCCTTTCTTTCAAACTTCTTGCTCATAGTAAGATAATCACCCTCTCCCCACAACGCTACCATTCGCAACTCCTTTACATCGCTCGGCGTGGCAAAAGTTAGTCCTATAACGTTACCCGCATAGTCTCTTTGTATAGAACTCACCACTACACCAGCATCATATCCTAATATTTCAAACGTGTTGCTCATCGTCTCAACAACAAGTACATAAGCTCCTTTTGTTAGTGCATTCATCGTGGCAATATTATCGCTATTCGCCTTGTCTATCTTTATAGATAACTCGTGTACAAAGCCGCCGCTTAACTTTTGCGAACCATTCACTTTAAAAGCGTTTGAGAGTTCAAACAAATACCCTCTCTTAGTAGGATACAACTGAAAATGAGTAATAACACTCTTATCCTCATTCATTGCTGTATATCGCCTATCAATATCCTTATAAGGTATCACCAGCACTCTATGTTTGAGCCCCTTTGTAGGTCTATATTTGCAATCTAATGCTATATCTTTTATATTCTCTATACATCTCATATCAGTTGCATTCTCATTCTTGGTTTATTAATTCGATTGCTTTCACCGCACCCACTATTACAACTATATTCAGGAAATAGTGTTTTATTTCTCTCAAGGTAACGCTCGCAATCTTGCCATAGCAAATCCGCTTGTTGCTTATACATTGTGCGTACATCACGCCTTTCAGTTTGGCTAACAGTCTCCCCGTCTTGATTTTCTTTCACTTTAATACCCATCGGCGTATCAACTTGATGCCCCACGAATACATAACGAGCGTACGCAAAGTAAGATAATACCGCCTTTAGCCCTGCAAATTCGTACTTTTTACCCTCAAAGGTATAACTACCCCCCTCAAGCAATAACGTGTAATCTCTCACGGGCATTTCGCTTGTTAAATCTTGGTAAAAAGACTCGCAAACCAGCCCCTTTAAGTCAAACATTTGCGCTTCTCTAATAAAGCGGTTAAACTCTTCCTCTTTGCGAAAAAGTGAAACGCTTAAATACTTGCTACATTCTTGTTTATTTACCAATAACTTCATTTGCTAATCTACTAATTTGCTAATTTCAAAAAGTCCGTTTGTCGAAATATCTCTTACAAAACCATCGAATAATTCCTCGAACATCTCTTGTACATCTTGCCTTTCCTCTTGCATTTGCTCCTGCATAAAGATACGCGCCTCTTTCAAACTTTCCCCCGAGGTATTGCCTAATTTTCCTTCAACGTAATCAATCAACACGGGCGGAATATTGCCATACGACTTGCGTATATTGTTAGCCGTCTTTTGATCAGCATATTGAAACATATCAGCCTTGATATTGCTCTCTATAGGTTTTATCAGTATGTTATTCTCCAACTTATCGCCTTGCATTTCGGTTTCAAAGTGAAATACAGATTGCTCGGCTTCTACACCTATGCTCTTTTTCAATTCATATCTAAACTCTTGCCTTTCCTCTTCTTTTTCTATTGGAGTCGTAACAACAGCATAAGTACCGAAAAAGCCTTTTTTAAAGCCATTCCTTGTGAATACACTCGATAATCTTTCGCTCTCACAATCACGCAACACTACATCAGCCCACGCCAGCGGGTAGGTATCATTCCTATCAAGGTTTAAGAAAAACACTTGCCCCTTGTACTTTTTCCAACCTCCTGCCTTAGCTACTTGTGCTTCTATAACATCAGGTCGAGGGTCGTATCGGTCTATTGCCTCTAAGCTTTCATCTCTATCCTTGTAGTTTGTTAGTTTATCCCAATCGTTATATACAAGCACCTTACCTCGATAGTCGTTACTGTCTTTTGCCCCTAATCGGCAATTCTTGTAAGGCAACACCTGCACGCTTGTTTTCTCATAGAATCCGTTGTAATTCACGTGCACGAATACGCCTTTATGTATTGCAATACTTCTGGCTACTTTCTTAAGCAAGTCATTAGGGGTCTCCCGTTTATCATTGACGAACAACTCTTCCTTTCTAAATCTGACCCCTTGCGACCTTGCCTGCTCTCTCTTTTCAATTTCCAATGCAAAGCCACGTCCATAGATAAAATCAGCAATCACACCCGCACAAGCACGAGCAGTTGGCGAACCTGCCACCAACTGCTCTATGATTGTCGGGTAATCATTGCCAACTCCATTCGCCAAGTAAGGAAAGCCCTTAAACTTATCACTATTCGTGCGTCTTTCCTCTTTTGCCAATTCTATCGCCTTAAGCCTTGTCATTGTCTAATTTATTAATCTGCTAATTCGCCAATCAACGCTTCCCAGTTCTCAGGATACAAATCAAAGTTCGCAATCCTATTAGGGTTAATTTTCAAGTAACGCAATGCAATATCATTTGTTAGAGTGTCGTTGTTAAACAACTCACTACTGCCAAAATCAATCGCTAATGAAGTAATACCAGCACGCAATCTGAATTTGCAAGGCTCATTACTATCCTCCTGCAACTCGTCTTGTGTGTTTTGTTCAGCGTTACCTTGTATCACTTCTGTAGGTTGCAAATCCTCCTGCAACTCATCTTGTGTGTTTTTCTTTGCCATAATATTTAACTTTTTATATAATTTTTCTTTGCCCTCATTCACGAGCCTATTCCAATACCCACTCAACTTATTACCACAAGTCGTGCACGGGTCGCTATCGTCAAATAAGTAAGCATAAAAGGCGATGAAGGTATTCTTATCCTCCCCCACCGCCTTTTCGTACCCACCATTGAGCAATTCATTTAAACTTTTTTCAGTAAAATTCATTACGCTGCCAGTTTTTTGTCGAACTTCTTCTTAGTGGTTGCGTAATCAGTTTCAAGCCACTTCAAAGCAACATTAGGCTCTTTCTGGTTTGCAGGCGTTGCGATTGTAAGTTTGAAAGCACCGCCATTAGTGCGACCCTCGCCCTCAGTAACCTCTAATCCTACAAAGAATCCCAATACATCAAAACTGCTCGCCCCCTTTACCTTGTGTTCAATTACAGCCACCAATTGCGCCCCATTTACAAATTGGTCAATTTGTGCGTAATCATCAGCACTCTTGCCATACACTGTAATACCTATTGAGTGTTTATACCCATTGAAATCATCATCTGAAATCTCTGGTTTAATGCTCTCCGATATATGAGTTTCCTTGAAATTATCAAAGAAATATCCCGTTTTGCCACTCTTCAGCACCAGCGTATTCATTTTGTTTTTGTCAGCCTCAATTGTAGTTGCCGCAAAGTCAATATCGGCTCTATTGATGAGCAAAATACGCTTCTCAATACCTTTTACTTTGTCGTTACAATCAAAGGTCAAATCTTTACTTAAAGCATTAATACATTCTGCCATAATTCTCTTTTTTTAATTTATTAAATTTGTCAATTAGTAAATTTGTTAATCTACTAATTGACAAATTCGTTAATTACTAAATCGCCATCGCCCCAGTAGTGCCAATCACACGTTGGAAATCTGCACGATAAGAAGCTTTCAAGTATACCTTCTCAATATCGCCACCCAAGTACTCAACACCTATATCTTTGAGCGCTCCCATACTGTCAATAGCAATTTGACACTCATTTTTATCGAGTAATAACGCACGGTGAGGATTGTGCCACTTAGTGCCGTTGTCAAAGTTAGAACGTATCATATCATCTAACCATTCAGATGTAACAACTGGCACGCCTTCAAACTCTGATACCATATAACCTCCCTCAACCATTTTAAATGATTGCTCATTGCGAAACTCTTTACGCATAAAACGTGTTAAGTTAGTTGCCAAACTCTGAGTAATCACAAATACGGGAGAAGCGCCTGACTTAAAACCTGCAATATCTTTCAATTGACAGAGAACTTTGTACGCTCTATCATCTGCAAGAGCGCGCTGTCCTGCATAATTTGATTGAGAGTTCTCATCAATAGTAATCTTTCTCTCAGGTGCAGATGTTACCATTGCTTCAAACTGGGAAAACAATCCATTGAGTACATTGAAATTAGCCTTGTCTAATCCCGTTTTAAGCACTTGTGTACCACTACCACTACCCACTGTCGAATGGTTCTTGTCTGCGAAAAATACGAATCTGTTGAAGTCGTTCAAAATACCACCCTCGATTAGTGAAACCAAAAACGCTACATAATCTGAGTCGTCAATGTTAAAACGGTCTGCTCCAGTTTTAGAAACCCAAGCATCGAATGTTTTTTCCAATGTTGAATAACAATCTGAAACATTTACCTTTAAAGGAACTGGGTCAAACCAACCAGTACGCACTTGTGTATCAAGCGACTTAGAAGGCTTGCCGCACCCTTCGTCTAAGTGAGTTACATTCGATATTGGCGCATAATATCCAAACTCAGTGCCTTTCACAATACCCTCACGAATAGTAAAGATTTGTTGCAAAGGAAGCAATCCAAATCGCCCTTCTTCTAACAAATCTTTAATTCTCTTGATGTATTCCTTGTTTCTTTCCGCTTCTTTAAGAAACTCTTTAAATGCTGTATTTGCCATATCTTTATTTTATCTTTTAGTTAAAATTACTTAGTACGCCCTAAAAGCTTACGCATTTTGTCCATATCCAAGCCGTCTCCGCTCACAGAGGACTCATTACTTGTTGCTCCTTTGTCTTCTGCTGAGAATCTACTTTGCGTCGATTTTATCTTAGCAAATTCACTTGCCAAAGCGTCAATTTTTTCAGCCACCAAGCTAAAGCATTCCTCCAATTGTTTGGCGAATTCCTCTTGGTTGCCATCGTCAGGATTAGGCTCGCTCGCCTTTTCTTTAATCTCCTTAATAGCCCCGCCTTCCACTACCAGCGTGCTCTCATCTTTCAAAACATACTCACCATCGGCAAGCGGTTTTTCTGCGTCTTCTCCCCCATCTGTCTTTTGTTTCACTTTGTCGCCCACTTGTGGCTTCTCAGCCTCAGTAACTACGGTAATAATATCACCGTTAGCAAGTGTCAAATCCAAGTCAAAAGCCTTACTTATTGAAAAGTCAAACGCCTTTTTTACTCTTTCTAAAATATTCATATAATTAAACTCTTTACGTTTCTCTTTTTGTGAAAAAAACAATCCATTCGTAGCAGCAGGCACATCCACCAAATCTGAGGCTATCCACGAATCCAATTTTAGACCTACAACATCCTCCCCTTTATCATCTTTTTCGATTATCTCATCAGCAAACACAAATATGGAGTTACCAAACATATCAGGGCACTCGCTTGCCATTGAAAGGATATAATCAGCAATAGAAATACCTCGTCCCATTACCATTGTTTTTTTTGCTACATCAGCAATAAACAAATCTCCGAACAAATTACCTTTTTCAATCCTGAAATTTTTAAACCACCCTATCAATGAACCTAATGCAGATGTACCAAAATCAGGATGTTCAAATCGTGCTTTTATCTTTTCATTATTATTACCAAACTCTTTTAATTCATTCAGAAATCTATCAGAAAAATAATAATTATTCTTATTCATTCCACGATTTGCCAACGCTACTCCATAGATAACGCCCTTTTCAGTGTCAATCTGTGAAGCAGTAATTTGATTGTCGTATATATCAAAACGAATTTCCATACTGCAAAAGTACCCCACAATTGTAGTATATCGTTGCTAATCTATGTTAGCAATCACTTATATAAGTAATACCTACTTTTGCAACGTGATACGTTTGCGTTCTTAATTTTTTTGTATTTCATTTCAGCAAAAAAGCACGCTGTTTTTAGCGTGCTTAGTTCTGAGTTTTCATTTTTTTTGTTATATTTAAAGTTATTACTAAAAAAAACACGCTTCAAAAAGCGTGTTTTTTTTATTACCCAACTTTACTCATAAATACCCTACTTATATACTATCTTCTGAAAAGTATACTCCTTGTTGTACTTAAATTGAAAGCATTTAGACTTATGAAACTCCCTATGAAAATAATCATAACTTCTCAACTCCCTAATATCATCAGGGAGTAATGTTACAAACTCCGTTAAATTACTCTCGCATACCAATACCTTATTGTTCTTAATCAAAAAGAATAACATCTTAATATTTGCATTCATATTTATATATATTTAGATTTTGCAAAATTATATAATTATTTTCACACTACAAAATAAAAATACAAATCTCTGAAAAACAATATACTACAAAAATATTTGCAAAAATGCGTAAAAATATTTGTAAAAATATTTGCAAGTTCAAAAATACTTACGTATCTTTGCAACGTCAAACAATAAGAATTAGTAATAAGATTAAACACATTAATAGTATGACAGCAACAGAAAAAGTAAACGAATTAAGAAATGAACTTAAAAAATTAGGGTACAACAATCGCAAAGTATCTGTTAAGTTAGATAGAGGCACGTTTGAAGATGCCATTTGGGTAAATGTAAAACCTGAACTTTCAAACACCGATTTTCAAACCATTAAAACTACATCAGAGAAGTATCAAAAAGTAGATTATCACAAAGGCGAAATTGTAACGGGTGGTAACGTATACGTATTCGTTCAATAACACCCTCGCCCTGAGCAAGGCGCAAAAAGGCTCAAAATTTTAGTAATAAACTTAAAAACACTATCAAAATGAAAGCATTAGAAGAATTTGCAAGTGATAAACTCTTATATGATTATTTATATGATTATTACAAAACATTCTGCGATTTTAAAGAGTGGAACATACAAGATGAAGTTCTTTTTTCTCGTTGTGATTCTATTTTAGAATATGATATGAAAACAAATCTTCAGGATTACACAAAAATAAAAGAAACATTTCATTGGTTTCTAATTTCAGATTTTATTTATAGGAAATTTACATCTGAAATACAATCTTTAAAAACGAAATAAAAACACTTAAAGATGAACTTAACACTATGAAAAAAGCACCTAATTAGGTGCTTTTTCTTTGTCCTTATAATACGCCTCCCAGTGTGCTAATAACTTTTCAGCGTGCTCTTTTGGCGTTACTTTTATGTACTTTAAAAAACTCGCCTCTGTTGTGTGTCCTGTTATCTTCATTATCGAAAGTGTTGGAAAATTCATCAGATATAAATTCGTAGCAAATGAACGCCTGCAAGTATGCGAACTTATTAGCTGCCACTTCTCAAACACACCGCGCTCCTTGCGCCTCGTTTTCGGGTTCATCAGAGTTCCCTCAACTTCATCATTAAAACCTACAATCCTGCAAACCTCTTTGACGAATTTATTGAAGTATGAACTATTCAACGGTGTTGGCATTCCTCTTTTTCTTATCATATCCTTAATATGATGATGAAGCGGTATTACCACCTTTATCCCCGATGTATTACGCGTTTTTTGAGGTTCAACCTCGATAAACTTACTATCAGGGTCAATAGCAGGCAATGCCATAACATCCGACACACGTAACCCCGTCCAAAGTCCCAAAATCATTAAATCACGTGTATTTTCCAATCTCTTATCCTTAGAAAAGTCAAACGCTACCAGCCTCTCAATTTCTGCTTCTGATAGCGCTACCGATATACTTTCCTCTTTAGTTTTTGTAAAACTTTCCAAATCATCAGCAATCGTATATCCTTTTTCCTTTGCTTTTCTCAGTAACGCCTTTATTGATGATACCAACTCACCTATACTATTAGCCGAGTACTTCTTTTCATTCCTACAAAATTCCACAAAATCATCATTCAATTGCGCATTGTATTCAGAGAATTTAATTTGCTTCTTCGTGTAATTCTCAAAATCGCGCAAAGATACAAGCGCGAGGTTGTATAGGTATATCCTTGATTGACTATACTCCTTTCCAGTGTTTTTGTTAATCATTCCTTTGGCTGAAGAAACAAAATCACTTACAAAATCTGTGAAGTACTCAAACCCATTCACTACCTTATCTGGTTTAAACTTAACATCGAAAGCATTCTTTATCTTATTTCGTGTTATTTTTTCGCCATTCAATTTATAATTATCAATGAGAGTTACAAGAAAATCGTTGTACTGCATAATATGAGTAGCAATCTTTCGTAAACGCACCCCTTCAGCCCCCTTCCTGCTCTTTGGCATACGAGCGTTAAAGTCCCAATCGTTAGGGTTGATACATTCACCAGTGGAGTACTTAAACAATTTTTTTTCGTCAGCTATGTAATACTGAATGATAATTATTGTATCTTTGTCGCCGTTAGGCTCTTTGAGGTAGAAAAACAT